ATGGAAATCGCTACAGGTATTAATAGAATATTCGTAGATTTCGATACAGGGATGTCTCACTATTTAACTTTTTTGGCAATTATCCTTTCATTAAAATTGCTGTTACCCCTCTTTTTCAAACGAAAAAAACAACTTATTGAATTACTTGCAAATTTTACACTATTTTTACTAATAAACAGTCTTGTATTTAATATAAGAGATATATTATTTATCAATTTTGACATTCTAAATTTAGGAATTATTTTTATCTTGCTTTTTAGTTACATAATGTTTTTTTATCAACTTTATAAATATTTAAAAAAACCAAAAGCACATGAATAAACATGTGCTTTTGGTTTTTATCGAGGGTATGACAAGTATTTTGCTATTACAACTTTGTCAGGATATACCGCACCATTTTTTGCTTTGTATGACAACGTTGTCTTCACTCCATCAGCTACTGGTTCGATTTTAGTAGTAATACTATCGCCTGCCCTAGGAATTGGAAATGGTTCATATTTAGTATCATGTTCCCAAACTCCTCTAATTGATGCACCTACTGAAATTACAGCAGATGTAACACTAACAACTAATAGACTAGCGAAGCCTAATAAAGCAAAAGTTCCTATTGTAATCGTCGCATCTACTTTCCACCTACGCACATCTTGTGCTGTGAACACGTGTGTTGTAGAGGAAGTTCTTGATAAATGCACTTTAGTATAGGCAATATCATAGGTATAACCGTTATTTGCCTTTATATGAACTTTGTACTCTCCGAAATAAGGAGTTTCAACTGTAAATGAGTCTCTTGTTGTCGATTGATTATAAGTTTTTGTGAATATAACTTTCCCGTCCCCAGGTCGCTGTACTTGAATTGATCCACCGTAACCTATACCACCCCTTTTACTCCAAGATATTCTTAAACTTTTGATTCCTGTTTTTGAGACTCTTAAACCAAAATCTGTATTACCATTATTTATTGCCATTATTTATTCCCCCTTATGTTGTAGTCGTTTAGTTACAACTAATCATAAGATGTTCTTAGAATCAGAAACTCTTTTATAAATATATAATGTATTCAATCATTTCTCTTAGAAATCTCTATTTTTCTTTCACATAAAGGAAAAGGCAAGCCAATACCTAATTGACTTACCCAATAAATGTTATTTTCAATTTGTTGCTCTATTTACTACGTCTCTGCTGAATAGTAATATACAACCCTACTAACCGATCCGTAGTCATCGCACCACTTTGTAAATCCTTCAAATGTGAAGCTTGAATACTACCATCCTTTACAGCCTGTGCAATAAAGTTCTCTGTTTCAGTTCTCATCGCTGGTGAACCTGGATTCCAAATTGTATTTGCCACCTTGATTTCCTCCTTCTTGTCTTTCACAATTAATTGGACTTTCAATTTACTGTTACTTGGCACGATTATTTGTCCTTCTAATTTGTAGCCTCTAGGCATCTTCCAATTCTGTTTCACTTCGAAATGTGGACGGTCGATTCTGCGTGCCCAATCACCACCCCACGTAATACCTAACTTACGAGCTATTGCCCCGACTTTTGTTAATGTATCTACATCATATAAGAGTTTCGGGGGAGCTACGGCAATGTCCCACGCTAAACGTGATGTATGATTACTCTTTAACGTCCACGTCACTATTTTGCCTGGTCTTGTTCTACCCTGTGCATATAGGTAATTTTGGCGTGCTTGCGACCTGTATGTTTCCGTGACAAAGATATTATGAATACCTGCTTTATAGCATTCTTGAAAGAGTAATCGGCAGGCTGTTTGCGCCACTGGTAGTAATTCGGCTAAATCTCGACATGTTGTTGTGACACTCATTGTTTATCATCCTTTTTATCATCATTGTCGATTTGAAGTTGCTTAAAAGCGTTTGTTAAAAACTTGGGTACTTTCATCCCTAACTTTCCAAGATTCTCAATCATACTGATTCCTTCCATACCAATCAGGAAAAGAATCATGGCATTGCGCATAAAATTTCCACTCTCTGTTGCTAAGTCCAGTTGTACTGCAGCAATGACCATCAAAATCATAGCTAGTTTTTTAAATAACCCTATTAAGGCTTTTCTGCTATCAACATTTTTCACAACAAAAGCAACCATAACGCCTAAAATATAATCAATCGCCATAAAAATAACGAAGGCTTTGAATAAATGGTCAATCCCACCAACAAAATAGGCGACCCCTGCCATGGAGCCGCCTACGAGAGATGTATATAATGTGTCTGTTTTCATTGGACACCTTCCTTTTTTGCATAATAAAAGCCCTCCACAAGTGGACGGCATAAAGATTATTAACAATACTGCTTACTTACTTGCATCGGTTTCTTGTTCTAATTTCCGATACACTACTTGACGCAAATTCGATAGATTTGGCACTTGATTACGCTCTTCAGGTCTTGCTAGCACATAGTTATACCAGATAGCTACTAGCCCACTATGTTCATTAAACATTTTGTTCACCTCCTGGCATTTGTTTTACTATCAACGTTGAAAACTCCATAATCGCCTTATCTTGCTCTGCTAATCGTTGCTCTTGGTTCGCTATATACGTGGACATCTCCCTCATACTACTCAATAGAAGTTGGTTTTCTTGCTCTAAACGTGCAGCCTTTTCTTCTGCTGTGTCCTCATCACCGAACTTTCTCATTTCACCCATTGTGCCATCGGGATTACGTACTTTATATTGAAATGCCATTAGTCCACCGCCCCTGTTATTAAATGTATTTTATGATTAGATGCCAAGTCCTTTCGCGTTGGCGTAATTTTTAACACAATTCGTTGTTTAGCTTCCATTTCTTTATGCTCAAAAGTGTCCTCCACGACACCTTGTTTGGTTGTGATAGGTGCTGTATTCACCGGTGATAACACCGAGTATTGCTCTGGCTCACCCTTTGCTGTCATGGATAGTTCCACCTTTATATTGAGCTCCTTATCACGTTGAATAAACAATAAAACGCCCTTTGCAGATCCGCTTGGCGGCTCGATTTGGTAACGAGCAACGGATTGTAAAATAGGCGTTTTCACTTCTTTTTTATTCAGTTTAATCGTTTTACTCGTCTTGGCTCCATAATTATCTACGACCTCTAGAACAATCGTATTTTCTCCGACTACTAATTGTGCAAGTGCTACTTCAAACTCCCAAGGACCACCCGAACCACTGTAAATTTCTACTGGTTCACCTGCGTTAATACGGCTTGTCACTTTCACCGTGGCATTTGCATCTTCATCCGATGCTTTACCGGATATTTTGAATGTATCGGTATCAATGACACCCGAAGGCACGACCGCATCCACTGATAGCATAGGGGCTCTATTCGGCACAACTGAAAATCTACGTTCTATTTTAGCAGAAATCCCTTTTTCGGTATCCTCTGCCCATACAAATAATTTTTGAATGGTTCCTTCGGATAGTTGGCTCGTAATAGCCATTTTCCCGTTATAAAGCTTGCCCCCCTTACAAGTTAACTGCTTTGTTAAAGGGAATCTTACCTGACTTAGGTTGGTCGCTAATATTTTACGAGGTTCCTCATTAATTTGATAATACACCGTAACGGATTGATCTGCATCCGGATCAAAGGCTGTTCCTTCGATATTGAGCGTATCATTTTCATATAATCTCACGTTGCCAGATGGACTCCGTAACGATACAGTAGGTGCTACATTGTGTTCAATTGTCAATACATCTGAATGGATATAATCGGAATACACATGGCTTGTATTTTTTGCTCGCACACGCAGTTCTAATGTTGTATGTGTTGGATTAGCACTAATTTGCAAGCTACGTGTAAGTGTGTTGTTATATGGAAGTGATGTCCAATCGTCTGTGCTATTATATCGGTAATCTACTTCATAAAGTGCGAGATTAGCAGCCTGAGATGCACCAAATGTGATGTTCACAGTCTCGTTTGGTTTGAACTTTTTGCCTTGTGTTAGGGATGTAAAGGGCCCGGGCGGTGCAATGGCTTGATTGACACGGCTGCCTCTGACATACCAGTAACCATCACTATGTTTTTTGTTCGTTGCATACGCTGTTTCTTCTGCAACGATGCCCGATTGCACTAAACCACCTTGAGCAGTTTTAAATTGATTCCAATAATAGTTGGGCTTTGTTACTGGATAAACACTACTTGTCCGATAGCTTGATTCTAAATTTCTAGCATCGACTGCTTTTACTCTAAATTGAATGCTTGTAGATGTTGGAATTGTATAGGAAAAACTATTCGTTGTGGGTGTCCCAATTTGTGTAAACGACCCACCATTTACAGCAGCTTCTAATACGTACCTAGACAAAGTATGATTCGAATTTGACGATACCCACCATGCGATGGTTTTCCGATCACCGATTTGTAAAGTGCCCGTTGGTTGCGTAAATTCGCCAGGGGTTGCCGGTCGTGATGGGGGTGTTGTCGTAACCACCGCACCTCTCTTGTACCAATAACCATCTGCGTTTCTTCCACCATTTACATAGGCATTGGCATGGCCTATGATATTAGCTTGCACTAATGAGCCTTTCGTATAAGAAGATATCCCTTTGCCCACATACCCTCTTTGCTCTATTCCGCTGACGTACGTATTGCTAACGTAGCTAACTTGAATCTTCACAGGGATTCCTTCAAGAACATCAATTCGATAATACGTTGTTCCTTCTTTTAAAATTTTTCGAGGATCCAATGCATCTAAACTGCCAATTTGAAATCTGACTGGACCAACGCCAATTGCTTTCCCATCATCAGTAAAAGAATAAGAAGTATACCACGTATACATTTGATTAAAATGAAAACTAACAGGTTGCGGATTATTCCACGCACTAATAAAATAAGGATTTGTTAGGATCGATTGATACTTATTCCAATAATATCGAACCACGCTACATCACCTCGATTAATTCAACATCATAAGTCTGCCACTCACCAAAACGCATTTCAGCCTTTACATAATCCATATCCACATTACTACGCGCTACTTTTGCACCTTTTTTGTATGTTGTAGCAAGTGCTGATACCGTAATCGTGTCTGTACCTACTTCTGTTATCATCACGTCCTCACTATGTTTATCATCGTAGATAGTCACTTGTGTCAAAGCAGTAAAGCCTTCCACACTCGCAACTTTTAATGTTGTTGCACCGACTTCCACTGCCTCAATAATTTCGGTCATCGTTTTATCTAATTTGATTTTGTTGGTGTTGCCATCCAGTGTATCGGCGAATGTTCCGGAATTACCTGGTACACGGCCGTCTAGTTCCATTTGGATTTGTAGGCGTCGTATGGTGGATGTCAGTTGTACAATCAGTTCATGAGCTAAATGAATACCTTCATCCATATGATTCATACGTTTTGCAGCTATTCTTGTACCATCGCGTATAACTTCATATTCTGGATAACCAGTAAGAGGATTCATAATAATTTCGCCATGTTCATCTACTTTTGGAATTAACCTGCCATCCGGTCCACGCTTCCAAATGCGATCCTTCCAATGGATTAATTCATAACGATTTTTCCCGAGCAAACTCATCCTTCTACAGCTCCTTTCAATACGACAGATAAAGTAAAGACAATCATTAAGCCATCCTCACTTGGTTCAATGGACGTTGTGTACTTATCCAATTCAATGCCTTGTGCATCAACTAATTTTGCTTCTGTCACTAAACCGTGTCCTTCATCTAAATACACATAAGTTTTAACTGAGTCCCCTTCAATCTCCTGTGAATCAAAAGGTTTTACCATATCCTCGCCATCAATGGTCACAACGGCATGTTTGACCATATCTCTTAAAAATGCTAGCGTTCGGTCAATCACAATGCGCGTTACCATAAATCCAACTCCTCATTTGCATAAATTTCGCCACATACCGGCAAATAAACGGGATACGTGTATCGATTCGCTTCTATTTCCACAGTGCTGATTGTTTCCACACCTGATATGCCTTCACAATATATCTCCCCGCAAATAGGGAAGGAAACTGGAAAGTAATGCTTGGCTGAATAGAGCTCAATATAGTGTGTTTGAGGCAGTTTTATCGCGATATATTCAAGCCATGAGCGTTTGTTTTTTGTTGCATTAACTAGTTCAATTAGTCGTTGCATATCTTTACTTGCTATAAAAGGCTCGTTCACTTCAATTTTAAATCGATATTTTTCGCCATCATATTCAAACCATTCATATACATTAGCATTCGGGTACACAACCGAAACTACACGCTCGACTGCCCAGCGTGTTCCTTTTTTTCGATGCCAACTAATCGATGATTTGATGAGTTCTCTTTTTTGGGCAATCGTTAAATGGTGATCGTAAAAATCCACATGTTTTTCATACGCAAGCAAATCTAACAAAGGCTCTGGTAAATAATCAATTCGAATTAAATCATATAGAGCGTTCGCTTCTTCGTACGCTTCTTTTAACTGGATGACTGCAGCTTCAAACATCGCCACAACGACTGGATCTTGCGACAAACTGTTCGGCAACAACTTGATATATTGATTGTGATTAATCATCGACCAAACCTCCTAAAGTCAAAGAAGTGGAGGTTGATTGCGCCACTTCCTTGTCCTTCACTTCAATAAACATCGGCGAATGAACGGCCACACGTGAAGCTCCTGCTTGTTTTAATCGTGCGATTAGTTCGGATAGATCCACATCACGCCCCATTTTTTCACGCTGCCACTTCAAGTACGCTTCAAATGCAGCCTTCACTTGTGTTTCGATAATGGTTGAAACCGTCGCATTTTTTCGTGCAATCCAATATTCTACATTTACCTCATAGCCTTTCGTCGTTGGTGCATTGACAGCTACCTTATCAGTGAGTGGGCGAACTCTTTTAGATGAAACCTTTTCTTCTACCAATTTGAGCTCTTCTTCCGTCGGTAAACGGCCATCCCTCATCAATATTCGAATATCGATTTCACCCTCCTTAGGTGTATCAGCGATAGCATCCACAATGTCCTGACTCGCAGACTTTGCCCAGTAAATATAGGCAAGCTCTGAACCAGCTACGGAGAAACTTTCAGGTGCTAATCGAATTCGTTCTGCATAGGCATCATCACTTTCCTCATTTGCACCACCACTAGTAACAGTCGTGTTTTGGACGGATTTCACATAAGGTAAAGGCTCGACTAACGTGGCGATTTCACCAACTAAAAAGCCATTGCCAATTTCTCCTGGTTCCGTACAAGTGGCTTCAACTGTATATAGGTGGGTACCTGGCGCAATGATATTTGCCTTCTTTGTTTCAAAATAAACATCGCCAACCTGATACCTTGTTCCCGCGGGAATTGTAAGGGCATCTACACGATCTTCTTCTAAACTAAAAGCCATTGTTGTCCATGCATATTTCGCTGGTAGACGTTCTGTAGACATTTCTGCACCCATATGATCCAGCGTGTCATCTTCGGCATATGACAAGCGATTCTGGCGCAAACCGTGTTCTAATTTGTTACGCTCTATGGAAACAAATGCAGCCAATGCCTGAATAAATTTCAACCTTGGATCTGCACGCTGCAGAGTTAGCCCTGTTTTTTCCCTAACATGCATCAACATTTCACTTTCAATTTGCTCGGGCGCTTTTTCTAAAAAATATAAATCAGGTAAATTAAAACGACTCATTAATGCTCACCTGCACTTTTGGCGTTAACCGTCCTTGAAGACCATCTCCTAGTACATCTACAGCTACAACGATTGCTCGTGGTTCAAATTTGTGAATCGCTTCGGTTAAATTGGCCACTATTCTTGCTTTTGCAATCGGAATAGGCGTATCGATTACCGTCTTATCCCATCCAAACTCACGGTCCAGTGGGCAACTCATACTAGCTGTGGCCATAATAAAAGCGACATTCTGTAGTATTTCCTCTACACCTGTCGCTCCAAAATTGATTGTTTTCATTGGTTCTGTCGGCTCAACTTCGTACATCTCATCACCCTTTCTTAAACGTTGAGTAAGCGTTATTCGCTGTGATATATTTGCCTCCACCAAGGCTATACCAACCATTTTTCACACTGTAAATAGTCAATTGCTGATTTTTCATGGCATACCCTAGCACCCTATGATGGACACCTGGGCCACTTCGTATATGCACCGATTTCACAGTAATGGTCATCGTTCCGAGTGTTTTTTTATTACTAGTAGCTGCTTTTTGCTGCATGTTTGATGTTGTTTTTTTAACGACCGTTTTGCTTTGCACATACTCTTTTAAAGACACCGTTACTTCTATAGAAAACACATTTCCTGTTGGATCAATATTTCGTAAGCCTGCCGTTAACTCTGCTATTACAAATTTGTTTGGCGCGATTGGTTTTTGTCCTAAGATAAAGTGATGTGCTTCCCCTTTATGTTGCATGTTCTCTAACTTCGCTAGTTCTTTTACAGGGTTGATGCCTTGTTCAGCTCGCAACAAAAGGTTGTACGTAATATCCGTTAGCCCAGGACCATTAAACTCTAATTTTGTCTTGTTGCCTTGAATATCATGCTCTTCCCACTTGGCACTGCTTTTTTTCTCTAAATCAAAAAATGTCAGGGTTTTATCTGTGGATACTTCAAATAGTACATCGCCAAAGCTACCGATTGTCGCCATTTCGAATCCCTTCCTTTATGAAGTACTAGCAATTGGTGAAAGTAGTTGGCCATTTACTGTAACAGGCCCTTTTGTAAGGATATTGATTTCACCAACTATATTGAGATGTAATGTATGTGTTTTAGCGTTATAATCTATCACACTACCATCTTCGAACTCGATACATCGTTTCTCTGATTCACTACAGGGTGGCTGTGTGCCTTCTGAATAAAAAGCTCCTACAATAAAGCCTTCACTTTGTTTTGTAAATAAACAAAGTACATGTTCACCAATCTTTGGCATCCAGAAATCCTTATTTTTTAAAGTCCCGCGATATAACACACGCAAAGGAGCTGATATTTTGTTGTCTTGCTCTTCAATTTGGACCCGCGCTGTTCCCTTTGTTGAATCAATGGTTGTGACTTCGCCAACTTGCACCCGCATCAATATCCCTCCAAACATTTACGCAAATCGAGTGTTATTTTACTTTTGTGATGTTGTACCCTCGTTACGATATATTTTCCATTCAAACGGCCAAACCCAATTAAATCAAACGTCATCCCTGCATCGATATACATTTCACTGATAACAACTAATTGAATCGTTGTAGCATCTTTATTCGCTTCTCTCAATCGTTTTTTCGCCAGTTTCTGAGCTTCTGCCACCGATTTAACCTCTTCCTTCACAACTAATGTACGGCCAACTTTTGGCGCCTTTGGAGGTGTGAATGTTGCCTTAATCGTCTTCTTTTTTCCCGCATCATGTGACTGTACTCGGCAAGCTTTATACGTCCCCGTAAGTGTTGTATTGAATCGCCATTGAAGTACTTGAATGTTAGACGTTTCTTTACTCACGCGTAGTATTGTATCGACTACAGGTTTTGCCTCATAATCAGCCTCATCTAAAACAACAATGGCGCTATTGGATAATTTAAGACATAACCCTTCGTCTTTACATAATCGATGCAAAAAAGCTAAATCTGTTTCAGATTCTTGCTCATAGCGATCTTTTTTAGGATTTTCGGTTGTTTCCCAAAAAAGCTTTAAACGATTGGCTTTCGCAATATCTTGTACTACTTGTTTTAAGGTTGCATTTTCCCATGCCTTCGATTTGTATTCACCTCGAATGGAATTGGATTCGGGAACAGCTAATGCCTTAATCGTCATGTTTGTTGGTGGTCCATCACCAATTAACTCATCTACCTCAAACTTTCCTAGCTTTGTTTTTACAACGCGATCTGCCCAATGAGTTTTTGCAATTTCAGCTTCTATGAGTGAACCTTTCGATGGGAACCAGTCATTTAACCAATGCACATCCGCATCCTGTAAAACAAGCTGTAAATCATCGATTTCTCCACTTAAATTGTCGGTATACGTCCAATCTAATAAATCGTTGCCCAATTCATCGGTCAAACGCGTATTATTGTAGGTTACATTTAACTCTATTCGTCTTGCTATCGTCATACATCATCGTGCTCCCCAAGCCATGCAGGACGTAGTGAATAAATCGCTGTATCGATGACCGGAACGTTTAAAACAATATCACCAATAAAAATAATTGTGTCACGATGCTTTGGATTTGCGTCAATTAAAAGAGGGAGCAAATACTCGCTCTCCCATAACCGATAGGCAATTAAATCCCACGTATCACCCTGAATCGTTGTATAGCTATTCATATTGCGTCCTCCTTGATGTAGCTCCGCCAGCACCTTGAAGCTGCATATTGTCGATACGTGTGCGAAGTCGGTTTAACGCGACGATCACATGTTGAACAGCAGGTTGAATACCTTGGATAGATGAAATCCACCCTGTGGCTTGCCCAATGGTTGATGCTAACGTTGACATATTTGTATTGGATAGATCGGTAGTTGCTTTTAATGAAGCAAAGGACGTAACAAAATCGTTGCTGACTTGTCCTGTATACTTCGTTAAATTGTCCATATTGGCGGCAGTCGTACTAATACTTGTTTCTAGTTTTGTAAATGCTGTATTCGTCGTATCAAACGTAGTCGCAAGTTGTGTTGCAGCTGCATTTAATTTTGTAGTATCTACTGATTTAGTTGCCTCAGTACGTCCTTTATCAGATGGTGCTTGACTTGCAGCTCGCTGTCCTCCACGTGCTGTATCTACCGCTTTACCACCTGCCCATTTTCCCCCAATATAGCCAGCGGCTCCACCTAACAGAAGACCAAGGGTTGTACCGATTCCTGGGGCAATAGCTGTTCCGATAGCCGCTCCTAGTTTTGCACCACCAAGGCCACCTGCAAATCCACCGGTTGTTTGTGCCGTCGCTTTAACTTTATCTTTTGATTTAAAAATATCATGAACACCCATTGCTAAACCGATTGGCGCAAAGCCTTTACCAATCCCTTTCGCAACAGTCGTTAGCACCTTGCCTCCACCTTTCACGACATTTTTCCCTGTGTTAAAAATTTGAGATAAAGCAGATTGACTACCTTTAGGAGCTACTTTCGCTGCACCTTTGTTTGTTCCTTTAGTTTTCGATTTCTTTTCTTTTGAGCTTGTTGTCGCTGTTGTAACTTCACATAAAGTTGTTGTGGCTGCTTGCGCTGCTCCCTTAGTTCTTTTTGACTTTGATTTTTTTCCTTTTTCTTTTGTAGTTGTTGTTTCAACACTTGCAGTATCTTGAGAAGATGCGGAATCTTTCCTTGCTCCTTTACCACCTCGTTTCTCCAATGCCCATCGACCTGCACCGATAGCCCCTTTCACAAGTGCTCCGCCACCAAGCAGCCAAGCTGCAGCACCCATGCCAAGTGCGCCAGCGAAATTGCCGTTTAATGCATTATTACCGGCTGCTTTTAAAGAACCTGTAAATGCTCCGAAAAATGCTTTAACAGCTATTTCTCCAAGTTTAGAGAAGATTTTTTCCATTACTTGTCCACCGCTGCCACCTAGCCACTCCTCCGCTTTAGCAGTAGCCGTATCCAACATATAAATGACTTTATCGCCAAAATCCATGTTCCTAAACAATTCATATTTCTCTAATTCTCGATTGTATTGATTGATCATCTTTTGGGCATCAGATGGATCCATGTTCGGTTCGATTTTTGGTTTAATAGGTTTTGTTGTGCTAAATGGGGCAGTTATATCATCAAGGATTTTTGCTGTCACTTCTCCGGCTTTTTCAATTTTGCTCATGTTATTATCAATATTTCCTGCTATACCGCCAAAAAACTTTTGGAAGACTGGTAAAACAGGCTCCATAAATTTGATTTGAGCAGCCTCGATATTACTTTGCAAAAGCTTAAGAGACCCTGCGTAATTATCTACCATTGTTGCAGACATTTTTGCAGCGGTTCCCTCTGACTTCTCTAAGGCAGCCGTCATTCGCTCAAGTTCATCCGAACCAGTCGAAAGTAGAATAGACCAATGCTTAACAGCTTCTGTTCCAAACAATGTAGTGAGCGTGGCTGATTTTTGTTTGTCGGTCATGCCAGCCGTACCCTTTTCAATTTCCTTAATTAGTTTCGGGAGTGGTTTAAGGGTTCCCTGCGCGTCAAAGAAAGCTATATTGGTTTTCTTCATAACTTTTTGCACACTTGCATTATCCTTCGATAACCTACTTAAAGATGAAGCAAATGCTTGACCAGCAATCGAACCTTTCAGACCTTGGTTAGCAAGTGCCATCATCCCAGCTGTAGTGCCTTCTAATGACCATTTAAAAGTGTTGGCTACTGGTGCGAGATATTTCATCCCTTCACCGAGCATCTCTACATTTGTGTTAGCATTCGCTTGGGCGTAAGCAAAGATGTCAGCAGCATGTCCTGCTTTATCCGCGCTTAGTCCAAATGCTTGCATTGTATCGGATGTTACATCTGAAGCTTTTCCTAAATCAAGGGCTCCAGCTGCAGCAAGATTTAACATACCGGGCATCGCTGATATAATTTCATCTGTTTTCCAACCCGCCAGTGCAAGATATTCCATTCCTTTCGCCGCTTCCGTAGGAGAAAACACCGTTGACTTTCCAAGCTTTTGTGCTTCTGCATTCAGTCTTGCAAAATCCGTTGCGGTTGCACTAGACACTGCAGATACTTTGGCCATCTGCGCTTCAAAATCCGCTGCTTTATTTAATGACGAGACAGCCACAGCCGTTGCAGCGGTGACTGAGCCAACTGCTGCCACACCTGCAGCACGTTTCGCTTTATTCATGCCACTATCAAAGGTAGCTTTCAGTGCATTAAGACGGCGTTGGCTACCTTCTAGCTGTTTTAATTCACGTGCTAATTTTGCGGTACCTTCTGCATATTGTGATTGATGAATCTTGCCATTACGGAACTCGCGACCAAGGCGAGCCATCTCACGCTGTGCTTCACGTGAGCGTTTTTTTAAATCATTCAAGTTTGTTGTGGCTTTGCTAAAAACATTGTTGAAGGAGCTAGCGACTTTCCCGTTAATCTCAAAAGTCATATCATATGATCTTGATTTAGCCATCTTTCTTCGCTCCTTCCTCTAGGACTTCTTCCAGTACCGCTTTCCACTCTTTCAGTGACAGAAAGGATTGTTGCGCCCAATAGTCAATGGAGGTAAAGGAATTAGAGGCCATGACAAGCAGTAATTTTCTTATATCTCTTGCGCCTCCTTGAGGACCTACAATCCTAACAAAAAATTACGAGCCGTAAATGTAACTTCGACAAAGTCTGAAATTGATAATTTCATTAAATCGTCCGGTAAAATACCTGAAGCTTTAGACGCTATTTTCAATAAAACGTGTTGATTGTAAACGGAATTGAATCCTTCTGGGTGATCCTCTGTTTTTAATTCCGCATCAATTTGCAACACATCAGCTCCTGTCATATTGCTAAAATCCAGTTTAATTTCATTCAAAAAAGTCCCATCAATTTCGATAGGACTTTGTAAAGTAATAACTTTAATATTTGGATTTTCTACAACTACTTCTTGTTTTATGTCATTGTCTTTCATTTGTCATCTGCTCCTTTTACCTTAAAGTCCTAATGCTTCTCGAATTTTTGCGCTGTAATCAATGCCGTCCACTTTGTAAATATAATTATGACGATCATATTCAAACATCACTTTGCCATTATACTCAAGCTTTATATAGTAAACTTCAATCTCAGTGGAAGCTTCATACGGTGAGCCTTTTGCCACTTTTCCTAATGGATTTCCTAGTACAGATCCATGCACAAGTACTCTAGAAGGTACATTGAAGCGTGAACGTTTTTTTATATCATAGATTTGATTGGACATCCGTAAGTCTATTTTTAAGCTTTCTGGTTTATAAAAATCGATTAGCTCCCCTGTAATCACACGCCAATTGAGTTTAAGCTTCATTGACTCTAAATGACCGTAATTGGGCGCTTCATATTCTCCTAAAATTCCAGCACCGTTCACAGTCTCTGCCATGAATTTTAACTCGGGTAATTCTGCATCCGTAATACCTAATAAATCAGGTTTATCATTTACAAAAACCCTAAAATCATTTATTTTTTCCGGAAACATACTTGTCCCCCCTAATCAGTGATAAACAATGCATTATAATAATTCACATCAAACTCTAAAATATTATCAATATCTTGCGCTGGTGTCGGTTCTGCTACTAAATAACGGAAACGTATTTTGCCGCTATTTAAATCCGTTAAAGGGTTATCTTCTTTTCTGAATTCAACGCGTCCGCCAATTAAAACCCCTTGACCTTGTAAACCGTTCAACCACATCCCCATCGTATCTAGCACTCTATTGATTAGACGCGGTCCAATCGGCCCATCTACCATACTCCAAGTCGTTAAAATAATGGTGTTACCTAACCAATTGTGCGTAATCCGAACAGGCGTAAAAATATCTTTGACATCCGTGTTGCCAGGGTATGCTCCCGTATAGTTCCCCCAAGCACGCCATCCACCAATAAAGTTGATAGCGGTAGTAATACCTTGGTTATTTAGTAACTCCGCTTGATCCGGTGATAAATCGATTTCTTCATACCCATTGTCTTTCTCTACTAATAATTTGGTCATTGGTAATGATTTATTAGATGGCGATTCGTGTGGAAAATCCCCATTGTCATACGCCGTTTTCATAATACGACAAGCAATGTGAGAAGAAAGGTGATACACTTTATCGCCCATGCCAACAAGTGGCCAACAAACGACTTCATTATGACCCGTATAATTGTTGGTGTTTTTCCATTCATTGACCTTTGAATACGTATTTGCAACACGGGTATTCACATCGTCTAACACCTGTGCTTTGAAGTAAGAATTGATGGATGAAGCCTTTGCTTTCATCACCGCTGCCACAGTTGGATCTTTCGAAAACTTAGGAGCTAAAACAAGCCCCGGCACCATCCCTAGTTTAGGAAATACATTGTTCAGCAACTCTAAACCTGTACTCTTTCCGGATGCATTATCATAACCACCAATAATATGATTGTTGGTGATGACATTTGGCGTTACATAATCATAAGTGACATTTACGGTTGTTACATTGCCCTTTACTATTGCCAGTACAACTTGGCCATCTTCATTGAATGACACCATATAGTCTTCATCATGTTTCAATGTCGTATCATTGTTTTGAACAACTAGCGATTTTAATAAAATGCCCGTTGTTTCGATGACCCCTTTTTTATTACGAATCGTTATGGATTCCGTTTTGCTTGTTTTATGTTTCGTTGGATCTAAAACATTTACAAACACAACTGGGGCTACTTTAAATTGTCTAAATGCTAAATCCGCCATTTCGCAAAGCGTGTAATTTGCCCAATCATCGGAGTACCCGAATGCTTTCACAAATTCCGCAAATGAATAGGCTAAAACAGGCTGATTCACGTTTTCTTGGGTTTCAGCCAAATGAATAGGGGCTGTACCAAAAACAACGGGAAGTGTCGCTGTCGCCACTACTGGTGCGGAAATAGAGGTAGGAACTTCTCGTACTCTTGAACCATGTCGAATCATCACTGTTTCACCTCACTAAAATAAGCTGCTGTTTTTTTAAACCACATCGATTCTACTGAATGCGCATCTAGTAAACGCTGTTGAACCTCCACGAGCTTTTCGGGGGCAATAAACATGTTTCGAAATGCAGGTGATTTTTCAAGGTGATCTTTAAAATGCTCCGGGTACCCCCCTACAAAAGAACTGAACCGTTGTAATCCGATTACTGGTGGTCCTACATAGATAAGAATCTCCTGTGATACACTCTCTGTAATAACTTGACCTACTTGTTGTGGTGTTGCTTGTTGGTTTTTAATCATTGAAGGCATCTCCAAACTCACTCCTATCTAATTGAACTGCTGGTGTTGCAAATTCTACTTCCATAACGCCTCGCCACAACGGTTTCATTTGCTCTTCAAAAAGAGCCATTTCGATATCACCTGATAATGAACCAGGGCCTACAAACCCGGCTTCTTTTAACGCAAATTTCATTCGGTTCATGACATGCAGCGTATCTCGCCACCCTTGGCGTTCATCCTTGCTATACGTACCAATTAAAAATCTAAATTGTATCGTATTACTATCTTTTAAATTATCTTTTTCATACAAAAAACGAACAATGACGAATGGGTAGTCGTCCTGTTCGGTATCGTCATCACCACGTCGCGCATTCTTCTTCGGTAGCAAATAGCCATCATATACTGTCGGTGGTTTCCATATATTTTCATCTTTTGTTTGTAAACGCATATCTGCCAAAGCATCTGTAAAAAAGGCAACTAATTCATCGGTCATATTTAAAGCATCCATCTTATCAGCCTCCATATAATAGTCGGTTCATTTCATGGTCAAGGCGTTTATCCAATGTTTTTTGAGCATGGGTCGTAATATTTGCAAATACTTTTGGCTCTCTCGTCATTTGGGCTATTGAAGGTCCATAGCGTCCCTTAATCGGCAACCGCCTTTTCCCAACACGTGTAAAGGCGTTCATATGCGCATTCTCCATTTTTGCAACAAAGGCATGTGGAATGAGTTTTCTACTACTACCTTTTTTTACACGAGCACGCACTGGCATGACATCAGGCATTGTAGGTGTGATATCAAACTTCATTAAAGGCGTTACGCCCCCACTTATATGAACATGCGCTGATAGCTGACTTGCTGTCGCTTTCTTGACCTTCATCGGCTTTTTGACATCTAGAGATCGTATCACATACTTAGCTCGAACTTCTTGACTCGCCTTTGTTCTTGAAGATTCTGCAGATCGATTAATTGCACGAGCAAATAAAATCCGTGCTTCTTTTGGTGTTGTAGCAAACAGTGCTTCTAACACTTCCATTTGATGCATTTTTAGTTCAATCATATTGTCACCTAACTTTCATTTGCGCTGACGACAATGCGGATAATCCCCATGTCCTCGCTCGCTTCTTCGACATAGTATTCTTCGCCATCCAACATCAAACTGTTGCCTACTTTCGGAACATAGAAATCGCAACTTTTCACAAAGATGGTTTTAAGATGAACAAACACTTCTTGAGACGCACTTAACTGATCACGGCTATAGTCTTTCACATTTTCCACGTTACTTTCTATCACTAAATCAAGGAATTCTCCGTCTAATTCATGCACATCCGCCAATTCCAGACAATTAAAAAAGACATCTAAATCCTCGTCTACAAGGTCTTTAAATTTCCTATTCATCAGCGTCATCTTCTAGCAACGCATGCGCTTTTCCTTGCTGAATAATCGCTTGTATGACGTCGTCTTTTTTCGAAACACCTGTTAAATCAACCCCAACCTCTTTTGCGGTACGTTTTAGATCTTCTGCGTTGTATTCAGTGTCGAGCGCAATGCGAAGCTCTTCCATTTCCTCTGCAGGTATTGTTACCTTTTGATTTTCAACGCGTTGCTTTTGAAGCTCCTCTTCTGGCGAAAGTACATACTCTGCTGCCTTTAAGTGAACTAAACGTGATTCTTCTGCTTCTGTTAGCCCATTGATAATCGCTCCTTTTCCATAAAACACATTATCGTGACAAATCGTATGTTTTGCTCGAATCATATGCGTACCCCCTTATAGCACTTTCGCTACAAACCAGCTATTTACTTCCTTTGGTATCGGCAACGGTTTGGCACTTAATTGCAAAATTTTTCGAGCAGGGCGTTTTTCCGTCCAAGAATCAGGGACACGATTTGCTTCGTAAGTGACTAAGTCATCACCTTTCGCAATGGTGATAGCTGCATAGGCCATTGAAAAATCTGCTTCCGTCGCTAGCAAGGCAATCGTTCCCGGAGGGACAATGGGCTTCACCTTATTATCGACATCATCATAGTAGCTACTTGCATATTCATATATCCGACCTACTCCAGCAATTGTACCGATATACGTTGCCCCATTTGGTAATGTTTCAGGCCTTAGTTCACCGATATTTACATTGCGAATATCTAATAGTTTTAATAAGTCATTATCCTTCAACAGTACATCCGTTACATCTGGTGATATAACAACATTATCAACATTTACAAAGCCTGTTTCTTGGACAGTTCGTACCCAACGTTTCAAATCAGCATATTTTTTTGATGTAAAAGCACTCCATAAGTTCGACCCTGAAAGCGTCTCTCGATTCGTATGATTAAACGAAATCACATAATCGACACCTTCGCCTTTCACATTAATTTCACCATCAAAAATCGCCTGTGCACACATCACTTCTTCTCGACGTGTAATCATGGTATCGAGCTCTTTTAAATCTTTCACTAGCTTTGCTGCTGCTCGCTCGTCTGGCGTACGAGAAGAATATAAATTTTCGCCCATTGAACGATTTTGTAAATCCGCAGCTGTTGTAATTGTCGTTGGTGCAACTAATGGTGGTGCAAATGTTTCTGTACGATAACCGCTATTTTCTACAACTTTACCACCGATTTTTTCACTTACATACGGCGCAATTTTGGCACGTCCTTTTTTAATATCTACATCGACTATATTTGTTGGAGATAGCTCTATATCAGTAAATAACATATCTCGTAAAAATGTCGTGACACGAGGCATGCGTTCGGAAAACTTTAGCATCGTACGTGTTTCAAATAAATTGATAGCCATTCATTTACTCCTCCTTTTGCGGATCTGCTGGCACAGTATTTCTTAGTGTGATCCCGATATTGCTTAAAGCGATATGATAGGGTACTACATCTGCATCAGCAGGTAAAATAATTTTACGAACATTAAATTCTCCACTTTTGTAACAAACAGCCGGTTTTGTTTCATCAGCCGATGTTGCAATGGCATCCGCCATAATACCGTAAACATCTTTTGCAGAACTCGTTTTCGTCATGGCAACCGCTTGACCTTTTTCATTCAGAGCAAATACTTGTCCTACTGATAATTCTTGGTTTGCTGCCACTATGATAGGCTCTGATACGACATCTGTTTGAAAGCCGCCTAGTAAATTATCAAACTCTAAAATCGGCATGTTATTTCACTCCATTCCCTAACACTTTATTAACAAGTGCATCAATTTCGTTGTCATCGTTATTCGTTGGTGCTTCCTGCCCTTCAATACCATTAAGTAATGAAGCATCTTGTTGAATATTCACGAGCTTCGTTGTACGTTGTTGCGTCTGCGCGTTTAACAGTTGTAACGCGGTTTCAGCAGCCGTCATGCCTGTTTCAAATTTCGCTTTATTCACGATTTCTTCAAAGCCTGGTAGTGCAATATTTTCGATTTCTTGAATACGTTGACGTTCAGCTGCAATTGCCTCTTCTTTGGCATTATTCCGAATTTGCTCGACTAAGTCAGGGTGTTTACTTTCTAACTCCTTTACATCCATTTGTTGTTCCTCTCCTTCCATTGCTACTTGCTCACTCATTAGTGAAACATTGTTGTTGACGACTAAATTTGGCTCTCTTGCTAACAATTTGCGCATTTTGTCGATTACTGCTTTAGGTAATAAAGCATTGGTGCCAAAATCTTGTGCCATTTTTGTTGAAGCAACGACTTCTACATCCTCGGTAAACATAATGTCATCGACAAAACCGTGCTCGACTGCTTGCTGTGCATTCATCCACGTCTCTGCGTCCATCATCTGCTTTAGCTCTTCGTCTGATTTTTTCGTTTTCACTTTATAGGTTTGCATAATCGCTTCATTTGTTTTGATTAATAATTGCTTCATCGCTTCCATTTCACGATAATCACCTTGTGCACTAATCGAGGCATTATGAATCATTAATGCGCCAACAGGAGCAATAACCGTCCGTTTTGTAGCCATTGCAATAATGGACGCTGCACTTGCACAAACACCCGTAATTTCGGCTACAGAATCACCGGAGAATTTTTTAATATGCGTCCATATTTCAGACGCTGCATAAACAGATCCACCAGGGCTATTAATATTAACGATCAGCTCTTTTTCGTTACTTGAGATTGCTTTATCGATTTGCTGCATAATGCGTTTAGGGCTAACAGCAGGAATGCCATACCAGTCATAAATCCATTGTTCTCCGTCTGGTACAATCGCGCCACGAAGGTCAATCCTCATCGTCTATTCTCACCCCTTTCTCCTGTACAATATTTTTCATAATTTCTAAATAACTCATATCGAGCCCAGCCTCGCGACGTGCTTGTTCTTCACGCTCGCGCTGTGCATGATTAAGCCAGTAGTTACCACCTGTTAGTTCAACCGTTTCACGTGCTCTCGTACTAAAGCCATTTTCCACACGTAACATCGCAGCCTGTACTTCTTTTAATGGGTCGAGTTGTCCTTGTGTTGGCCCATTCCACTCAGCACCACAATAAGCTTTTCGTACCAATGGATTGTCTAAAAAACCCGGTGCTTGAATTCTGCCAAGAAGGATCGCTTCTGTTAACCATTCCTCGTAAATTGGCTGGCAAAAACCATTTGCCAAAAACGTGCGCCGCATCTTAAACATCTTCCACGCCTCTAAAAGTGCAGCTCGTGAGGCTGAATAACTGGATGTAAAATGTTTTAAAAATATTTCATAAGGGAGCTCTAACGCTGTTCCAACTTGACGGCAAACCGCTACAACAAACGGATCAAATGAGGCATTATTACGTGCGGGATTGGATGTATTTGCTTTTTCACCTTCTGCAAGCGCCACAATGGCACCTGCGCCAAGTTCATAGCTTAATTCATCCTCTTTATCCACTTGTTCTTGTTCATTAATGGCTGACCCTAACGGGGGCGCATCATACTCATCCTTCGTTTCTATGAAAACTGTAAACAGTGAAGATACAAGGGCAGCCGTTAACTCTGCGTCTGTATATCTCCCAAGCTGTTTTAAGCTCTCAATCACTGGTGCAAGGATTGGCACACCTCGTCGTTGCTCTGGCCGTTCAGACTCCATTAAATGCAATATATTTTGACGTCCGCTCTTCTGACCAAACTTGTCGATACGTACCCACTTTTTCTGACCGGCACTCTCCGCTAAAGGATGTGTATCACAAATATGGTAAGCAACAACCTCTCCGTACTGACCAAGCTCCACGCCATTGATAATGTTTTTACTTGCTCCATTTGGACTACAAATACGATCACTTTCTAGCAGCTGCACACGTAATCCATACCAATGTTGCTGATGGTTTCGATAAGGCAACGTTGCAAACACCTCTCCACTCATCAAACACGATATAAATGCTAGTTGTTGCAATTCATAAAAATTATTCATTTGCAACGCATCACACATAATTGAATCGGCCCATAGAGCAAACTCACGTTCAACCGTCGTTTCCCAGGCATCCGCTTCCTCAATAGACAAACCTAAAAACTCATGGTCAATTTGGCTGTTCAAAATCAAACCGTAGCCTACAACATTCGTTCGTATCGTTTTGATTGAGCCAGTAGCAAGTGGGGTGTTCATATACAGGTCACGGGATCGTTGACGCAACGTATCTTGATTGTCGTCGATATCTTCTTTCGTGGAACCACCTTTAAAAATCCAACCAATCATCGATTTTTTACGCTTATTCGCGCCACTATTGGCGTAACCAGAATTTATAATTTGTAGTCGCTTGCGAGCACCTGCACGCTTCAATGCTCTTTCAGGCGAAACAACTTCAATTGCTCTATCCAATAAATTCACTTGTCACACCCCCTACAAATCACGCGGCACAACACGTATCACTCGTCTACGGCTTCGACCATTCTCTCGCATTTCAGCTAGCGCTAACTCGCTTCTCCAAAACTTTATTTGATCCCTTACTTGCGCCAAATTTGCACGGTCAAAACGTCTATTTTCTAACGAATAACTCTGATTAATGGCGATTTTCGCCTCTGCCTCCAACCAAATAGCTAACCTTTCTCTACATTCATCAACTGTAAAAGCCATCTTCTACACTCCTTTAGAAATCACTCTCCGCTTACGTTTTTTCCGCCTCGTTGTTTGCGTATAAATGTTGCTCGTTAAATTATGTTCAGCAAGATAGTTCAAATCCGGATTTAAAATACGTAAAGCAGCTGTTGCATAATTTCGTATATCAAGCGGTTCATTGCGTATATTAGAAGAACGTTTCACCCATTCAATCCGCGGAACACCTTTGAAAAAGCGTGTCACTTTTCTTTCTGCTGTTAAGCCAATAAAAAAAGCCTCGTCATACCCTTTATCCGCTTCTAACGGAAAATGGCAATAACCAGGCTTATCTTCGTATTTATTTTTCAATCGGGAATAAATTAAATCCTTCCCTTCATTCACCCCAAGCGTAAACAAATGCACTTGTTGTCTCCCTACTTTTGACGGTTTATTAATATACGGGACGCCATTACCGCCCTTCCCTTTAATCGCAAATACTCGGCGATGCTCCCTGTCTTTACAAAAATCATAGACCTCACTTGTATAATGCCCACCTGAATCCACACAAGTGGCAGCAACACAAAGCTTTACACCGTCGTTCCGTATATAATCCTTTAATAAAAATGCATCAACTTGATTCCATACAGCTTGCTGCGCTGGATCTCCGTAAAATATTTTATAAGCTATTCCCCAGGAAATTTCATCCACTCCCCAGCCTACTATCTCCACTTCAAGACGGTCATCTTGCACATCGACACCTGCTGTCAGTACTAATACATCCTTAGGCACTTCACAATCATAACGAATACGTCTGGAAACAAGCTTCGTATGGTCTTGGTCATTGGTCTTTTCTTCCCAAGATTCCCCGAGCGTTGTATTGACCCACGTTTTAAATGTTTCTAGCCCTTTACGTTTCGCTTCTTTAAATTCTGCAATAATCTTTGCCCAGTTCTCCCAAGGTGACGCTAGTGCATTCAGATGAAAACCTCGCTTCGACGCTTCAGAATTTCGCGCAATCCATTTACCAGGACGTGACTTCCACTCCACTTCGTTATGTTGTGCCTTACAATGCACACATTCCATTGTCACCGTCTGAAAACGAATTTGTGGCCAACTATACGGTTGAAATAAACCACAACTCGGACAAGATATACACCATTGTTCCATTGTACTTTCTTCATATTCAGCTTCAATTCTTGATGCACCTTTTATAGTGGGTGTTGATACAGATACCCATTTACTGTTCCAAAAAGTCTTTGTCCGCTTCTGCGCAAGTGCTAATGGATCTCCTTCAGCACCTGCTGATGCTGGGAACCGGTCTACCTCGTCAGCAAGGATTAATCGAACTGGACGAGAAGAAAGACTAGCAGGTGAATTGGCACCAACAAGCGTTAAATGACCACCAGGAAACTTCTTTTGTAGCAATGTATTATTTCCGTCCTTCGCCTTTGGACTATTAATTTTCTTCGTTAATGTTGGTGTATCCCGTATCATGGCGGCTATACGATCTTTAGAATAAGCCTCTGCCATTTCAAGCGTTGGCTGCATTAAAAGCATTGGCGACGGATCATAATCGATATAGTAACCGATAATATTGTTTAATATTTCGGATTTCCCGACTTGTGCAGACGACATCACGACAATTTGTTCAACCCCTGGATCATTGACTGCATCCATGATTTCTCTTTGATATGGTGCACGCTCCGTATTCCATCTCCCATGCTCAGCTGATGATTCCTTAGATAATACACGATGCTTATCCGCCCATTGCGATACCGTAAGCTTTGGAGGTGGAGCTACTAAGCTAGCAATCCCTTTAAACAGGCTCATTGTCTGTTTTTGGACCATCTTCATCACCTTCCAAATCTAATTCAACATTATCCTCTGTAAAATACTGTGCTGCATCATACTCAGCAAGCTCTGCTAATGCCTCATGAATATCTCTTTCCAGCAATGCTTCAATCATCTTTGGGTCATCTTTACTCGCTAAAAGTAACGCTGACTTTGAGGGGAGCGTCAACATCTTTGAACGAAATGCCATGACCATGTGATTTTGAATTTTCTCCACTTCATCCGCCTTATGCATTTCTCGTTTTAGATGTGCCAACTCAATTTCAGCCTTCTCCCGCTTCGCCTTCTCATGCAGCCATTTCTCATAATCTAAGGATTCTATCACCTTGTTTTCATCAATGCCATCAAAGGACATTTTCAAAAAAGTAATGTAGCGACTGACGGTATCGATCAGATCATAGCGCCCATGAGCAACACGCGCAATCACACCTTCTTCGACTAAATAACGAACATTTCTTTCCGTCATATTAAACATTTTGGCAATCGTTTTCGTATTGACAATCGTTCGATCATCCAATTTCGTTTTCGCTGTCACTCATGCACTCACCTCACTTGATTTATAGGATGGAAGGAACACCTTTTTCGACAATATATCTAGCGCTTTTTCGGGCCTCGGAGACCCGCAGCCTGGGTTCTTGGGTAGAAGAACCTAAGACAAAAAAAGACGACGCAGCATGTGCTACATCGCCTATCGTTATGTTGTTTGATAAATATTGCATACTACCATAATAGCATGTTCATTTTGAAAGAGTGTGCCAACATTCTGCCAAAAGTCTGCCACTTATTTTTTATAATCTCTTTTAAATAATGATAAATAATATTTTGCATCAGATTTACTATATATTTCTATATTAAAACACTTATATGTTACTCCAATTAATATAAATATTATAAAAATCATTATGATTACTGCCGCTTTATCTTCACTAAGACCAGTAAATATTTCATCAAATTCTGTCTTAACATTTGAAAGGATAGTAATAAATAAAATAATTAATGTTATTAATAAAGTAGTACATGTTGCCGCAACCTTTGCTAATGAAGCTTTTTCATATATGCTCTCCAATCTTGCTATCAAAAACCTCCTTTCATTTTCCTCCATATCATCAATTAATTTTAAGTTTCCAATAGAATTCGAGTGATCTTTTTCATTTAGATTTTTTTTCAAAAAGCGCATTAATTCTACATCTTTACTGGAAAAAATAAGTTTCTTCAATTCTAGAATATCCATACAATCATCTCCCTCCATTAATTTACCACATTAACATATCTTACATTCTGTTAATGTGCAGAAAGTGTGAAATAACTAGATTTCTCAACACTTTACACCCTGTTCAAATCATGAGCTTTACAAGTCTTTATTTTGTAAATGTCTTTAGTGTGTGAAAGTGTTAAATATTTTTAGAACTTTCACCCTTTCCTAAAATAAGCAAAATAAAAATAGCACCAACATCAGTGCTATTTTAAAATTTCAATCTTTTATTTAATTTTTGATACGCTTGATCGATGGCATCTTGATTTACCCCAATATATTTCAATGTAATATAGGGAGCTGAATGATTAAAAATATCCTGCAGCAACGCCACATCTTTTTCTTCTTGATACACATGATAGCCAAATGTTTTACGTAACGTATGTGTCCCTATTTCGTCCAAGCCATTAGCTAAAGCAGCTTTACGCAATATAGCATATGCCCTTACTCGGGTGATTGGTTTATTTTTACCTTGTCGTGATTTGAATAAATACTCCTGGTCTTCCTTATCTTCAATGTACGGTATGAGCACTTTTTGCAGTTCTTTTAAAATTGGAATGCGTTTTGTCTTATTCTGCTTCTTTTTCTGAACCTTTGACTCTTTAATAAACAACACTTGCTTATGACGAACATCTCCTACCTTTAAACGCAAAATATCGCTTATTCTTAGCCCAGTATAAATACCAAAACAGAAAAGCAATTCATCACGTGGATTGTCTTGCAATGTTTTACGGACATCACGAATCTTGTCTATATCACGAATTGGCTGGACAAAATTCATTGGCTCTTCACCTCATCCCCCTCATATACCTCCACGCGCAATGCTAAAGCCAATTTATACAATGCTTGTGCCTTGATACGATAAAACGTTCGCTCGCTTATATGGAGCTTTTTTGAAATTTGATAATTATATAAAGGTGTTTCCTCTAAACAAGCCATGACAATAATCTGTCGCTCTTTTTGCGTCAATTTGTAAAAAGCACGATTAAATCTTTCAAAAAAGGCTTTCGCTTGCTTATAATGCTCTACATTTTGGATAGCTGCTTTTTCAACTTTTGAATGGAATCCCCCACTGTAAGATGGCATGTTTAACGTATAATTCGCTGTAATCTTTGGCAACAAATCCTCAGAGGTTGTCAGTTGATACGTTCGATATTGTCGTAAGATCTTTTCAATGGCTTTTTGAGTAGCTTTTCCATCGATGTTTTTTAAGATATCCACTATTCTCCACTCCTTTGGTTAAAATAAAAAGAGGACAATAAAAGATAGCAGCATTTTGCTGGTATCTTTTATTGTCCTCCAGAGGGCTGGTAGAAATAAAATAAAATTAGATCACGCGGAAATCTAATGAATCTAGATTTGAAAGCTGACTCACTTGAATGTTTTTATATTTATCCGAATGTTCAATTTTACCATAAGCGAAAAATAATATCTTGTCTTGCTTATTACATAAATCTTCAAGAATGTTTATCCATTTTAAACTATTATATGATTTTTCAATTTTATCAGCTTTTATGTATAACATAATTTGCTTTCCTAACTGATTATATTTACTATTAAAATATATTAAGTAGTCTCCTTTTTTTGCTTTAGAACGATATATTTTACCTTCCCCGAACAAAATTCGTTTATACTTACTTAAGGTATTTAAGTTTAAATATTGTAAATCCATAAACATCTCTTCATAAGAAACCTTGTAACCTGATATGATTATGCTTTTATTATCTAATTCATTGTACTTACTATAATTTAAAAATTTCGAAACAATTGGTCTAATACTATAGTAATTATACGATCGTTTTTTATTATTATAAAATTCTTGTTTTACTTTATCCTTAATTGTATTTTTATATTCCATGTCTTTATTTGAATTTTTATTTATTGTATTTCTTTGTATTGCATGATTGTTAGGTCTATTTATATGGAAAGTATCTAAATTTTCATTTAAAAAATCTCTAGATTTTTGCTTATCCTTTTTGGTTTTCACTAATTCATTCTTATGTTTAATAACGTATGAACAATCTTTATCATGCTCTCCATATGCCCTAAAATGGGGAGTATTTTTCATTTCTGAATAATCCTTATCAATATTCGCGCCAGTTATTTTTAATGTACAACCCAGGCATTCAAAATTTCGCTTATCTTTAATCTTACCGTCCCAGTATAGTTCATGCGCTTTTTCAGCATCTACAATTTCTTCACAATCTAAAGAATATGCTTCATCAATTTTCACCATATTTAACTCTCCTTACTATAGTTTCTATCAATTTTATGATTGAATTGTATAAAGGTTTCTTTCATACTAAAATGAAATGCCCCTCTCATTTAGTTCTATATTTTTCATCATGAAAATGAAAATAAAAAAATGGTATTAAACACAAAAGGTAAAATCCTAAAACAATTTGATTCATAATATTGTTAAACTCGATTGTAATAATAACGCTTACTAGCAAAGACATAAATCCTGCGAGAACTGTTCCAGCTTCTATAATTTTAAAGTGTAAACTTGTTAACACCATTAATTTAGTTTCCATAAACACGATTTTCTCCATGAAAATAATGCTAATTTTAAATAAATAGTATGATATGCATATCCAAATTAATAATATAAAAAATAATATTAACGCTGAGTTTTCGATAGACAATTCTAGTGATCCTGAATATTTAGAATCTGACATTACCTTTTTAGAAATTTTTATGAATAGAGATGTTCCAAATAGACCACCTATAACCGATAGAAATGATAAGACAAAAATTTGTCCAGTTGATGTAATAAAATCAATAACATTTTCTATATTAAAATTCAAAATTAATAAGAATATAATAAGTACCGTAAAACCTAGTTTTTCTAGTATATCGATATTAATAAAAAGCATAACAAATGAATACAATAAACAGTAATAATATATACATCTCAAAGTATTTTTCAAAATATCCCTCAAATTAAAATTCCTCACCCTCATCCCACTTTACTCGTTTCACCTGGCCTTGGTGTGTGATAATCTTTGTTTCTGCGTGTGCCGGAAGCTCAGTTAACTTTGCCACACCATTCGAAAGTACTATGATGCAAGTCTCAGGTAATTCCATTATATCAATATAAAGTTTTCCATCAATACTAATTTTTAACTCTTTCAATCTCACAATAGCTTCCCCCTTATGCTATAATGATATTACTGGTAGCAAGGGAGAAGCCTTTGTTATGACGAAGCTATGGTTGCAGCCATAGCTTTTTTTAATTGAACATGACTAAATTGCTTAATACTTGATAGCAACGTTCTTTTTCTTTAAAGCATTCATGTAAACGATCATTTTCAATCTCGTAAAATTTAGCTGTTTTGCGAATGGTATGTTTGCCGATAAGGATTTCTTCATCATCATGAAGCTGATTGAGTGCCTGATAAATAGGGTCCAGCGAAACGCCAATGATTTCATAAATATTCACATTATCCATTTTCATCCCTCTCATTTCTTCAAGCTACAGTCATTTTTAAAACTCATCTAACGCCTTCACTAGCTCTTCATCTGACATATTGCGAAGCATTTCCTCAGCGTAGTTTTTACGTAGCATGATAATGGCTATGATTTCTTCACGTTCTTGCTTAGACAATCCTTCTCCCTCCTTTGTGCAAATCTAGGCGATACAAGTGATATTGTCCTGCCTCTGCATGACCAAGATAGGCTGGAAATTGCACGATTGTTTTTCGGTATTCTAGCAGCGAAGTTTGTATATCGAAATCGGCAAAATACATCACCTTTGTTAACAATCGATGCGCTTCCGTAATAGCTTCTGCCACTTCACCAAATAACGCTTGATGCAGCATGTTGACTTCAAGTGGATCACTAGCAAAGTAAAAAGCATATTGGGCAAAGCTTTTGACGACGTATAGCTTAAAGCTACCAATTCCAAGGACATTGCGATTGGTCATTTCACGTACAGCCACGTCATCATAGGCTACCTCTAGCAATTTATTAGAATCATCCTCCAACTGAATTTGTTTTGTAGACACAGCCCAATAGACTTGGTGTGCAAACCAACACAATTCAAACTCTGTCGCATACTCCAAAATCTCCTTCACTGTGATAAGGTCGCTCATCTTGCAACACTCCAAGCTATATTGGACAGTCGGCCTGTGTCTTTTACATAGTTGGCGAACACTGTGCCAGTCGGTCCATTTCGATGCTTAGCGATAATGAATTCCAACATATTTTGGCGTTCGGATTCTTTGGCGTAGTAATCATCTCGATATAAAAATGCAATGACATCAGCATCTTGCTCGATATTGCCTGAGTCTCGTAAGTCACTCATTACAGGGCGTTTGTCCTGACGTTGCTCGACACTACGATTGAGTTGAGCAAGGCAAATCACAGGGCAATTAAACTCTTTTGCCATTTGCTTTAAATCCCATGAGATTTGGCCAATTGCTTGTGTTTGATTATCGCGCGGGTTGCTCACTCGAATGATTTGCAAGTAATCGATTAAGATGACGGGCTTTTTATCAGGGTTCGCCTTAATGATTTTACGAGCAGTAGCTCGAATCTGTGGGACGGTCATCCCGGCTCGATCATCAATTTCGATATTGGCATTATCAAGCATGCCGAGCGTTGACATCCACTTTTCTTTTTGGCCATCTGTAAAATACTCATAGGGATTGCGCATCTTTAAGCGATTAAAATTACCTGTTGCGGCAATAAGCCGATCAATAAGCGTAGTGCGACTCATTTCCAGTGAGAAGATGATTGGTAAATAGCCATCCCATCCCGCTTTTAGTGCGATATGGTTCATCGTGTCCGTTTTCCCCATTGAGGGTCTAGCTGCAATTATCGTGAGCTCAGCATTTTGAAAACCATTTAGCAGCTTATCCAAATCAAGTAGCCCTGTAAGTACACCTGTCTTGCTGTTTTCTTGCTCGAAAGGTCGCTTTGCCATTTGCATTAAGTCGGCTTTAATGCTCGTATTGGTAGTCGTATATTGCGTCATGAGCTTGTCCAGTGCATGTTGAATTTCTGCTATTCCCCAATCTTCTTGCTGTGCTTGCTCCATCATTTGACGCTTGGACCGCTCTCGCCAATTCTCAAGCACAATGGTTTCGTACTCCTCGAATTTCGTTGCACTTGCAAAGCTCCCAAGCTCCGCTAAATAATTTGCTCCTCCAAGCTCAATCGGCTCTCGTGTTGTCAGCAATGTGATATAGTCAACAGCTTTACGTTCACTGACAAGCTGTAACATGCTCGTAAAAATATTTTGATGCACTTGCGAAATAAAATGGGCTGCCTCTAAGTTGCTATCGGCAATTAAATAATTTTCATGGAGCATCGTTCCTAGTAGACTTTTTTCTGCTAACTCGATGCTAATGTTTTGGTATGTCATTACAGATCTTCCCCCTTGCTAAAATCTAAATCGAGTGATTCAGGCAAATGAGTTTGGTTTGTTGGTACGCTCTGTTTTTCGTTCAAGTAGCTTTCAAATTTCGTAGCGTTGAACAACGTATCTGGACGCAAATATTTATTCATGTCCGGATTGTGCAGCCACTGTTTGACCTTTGTATCGATGACACATTTGAAGTGCTCCAACGTATAGCCATCCTTCAGTCTGGCATGTATGAGTCGTTTGGTAGCAGCTGTTGTGGCTTTAAAGTTTTTCTGAGCTGTTTTGTTTAAGTGAGCAATAATTTCATGCACAATGTCGAGTTGCTCGACATTATTATTATTTTTATTACTCTTAATATCTTTGGTTATTGGTGCGGTCAAAGTGTCCTCACTTGATGAGGTCAACTTGTCCCCCTGTGTAGGGTCATGTTGTCCACATGTGTCTGGACATTTTGACTCGCTCGATAGGTCATGTTGTCCCATCGTTATATAACCAAGTTTTGTATAATTTAGCCGATACCATTTCGTCTTGTCGATTTTATATTTGTTGTATTGATCCGTTGAAATGATATAGCCATTCTCCTCAAGTTTTCTAATCGTACGCCTAATCGTTTTTTCGGACCAAAACGGAAACTCCTTTTTCCATTCCTGATAGCTGTTAAACACCCATTTATGCCTATCATAGACATGTGCAGAAATCAGCAATTTATAATGCAATTGCTGTAATACAATCGCCTCATTCAAGCCCACCTTAGCAGCTAAACTAGGCAGAACTTGTAAAGGCGGTTCATTGATGAGTAGATTCATGTGTCTGCCCCTCCTCTCCATGTGGAAATAAAGTGCAAAGCATCTTGAAGCTTGCACTGTGGCACATCTCGATACGACACCACTTGATAACGGCGTTTGATTTCACGATAAAGGGACGCGAAAAAGGCTGGACGGCGCGCTTGCACCATGCATAATTGATTGACACGTTCAGTCACCGCTTGTCGTAAACGCTTTTGCTCGCCTGTATGTAGTGTAATTCCATGTAGCTGGTGTTCAATTTCCTGTACACGTTGCTCCAAGGCTAATAAGCGCTTCTCGTCATACGGCAATGCAACGGGCTGCGCTTGCTGCAATTCGGTTGTCAGTTTGTAATACTGCGCAACAAGCAGGTGGTATGCCTCCCACGCCTTGTCGCTACTGAGTGACTTCGCTAATAAAAACGCCCCTTCTTCGGTCCACAAATAAAGCAATGATACAAATTTGAGGGTGGCGTCATTTTGTCGCCCACCTTTAAATTGTTTCAGTGCCTCACCTGTAAGTGCAAAATAATGCGTACCTTCTTGATAATGCTCCTTGTTTCGTTGAAAATTTCGGATTAATGACTTACTGTCCACTTCGTACGCCTCAGCAATCTGAGCCGTTGTTAACACCTTTTTATCTGCATGTTGAATCTCTGTTAAATCCATGCGACTTCTCCTTTCATAAGGGTGGCGACAATTTGTCGCCACCCTATGAGTGCAAGGTTGCAACATCAAATTCACTAGACAATTGATGAAAAATAAAAATAAATCAAACCATTTGTAATTGATTCTCTAAATCTTCCACTAATTCAATAGCATCTCTTATCGCAGTAACTCGACCCTTTTGTGCAAAGTAATCCTTTTGATTGCTCACATACAAACAACTATCAAAGGCTTCCGCTACATCGACCGCATAATCTCGTAACAACTCTTCTTCCTGCGCCAGAAATGTATTTAGTTTCTCTAAAACTTCTTTCATATCTGTTCCTCCTTTATTGACTTCTATCCAGTTCTTGTCCATAATAAAAGGACAAGATTTTTATTAAATTTTTGAACTGAGACCGACCAAAGCTACAGTTCAACCTTTATGCAGGTGCTATTGCGCTTGCATTTTTTCTTTTTCAATTGAACGAACAGTTACTAAATGAATGCCCTCTACTTCAGCATATAAATGCTCATTTTCAGACTCAGGAAACTGAGAAAGCTCCATGCGAATGTCCTGAACACCTTTTGTTAAACGTTGAAAATCGTCGTATGACACTTGCACATTACAGATTCCATCATAAAAATCTATCCCTAAAATCCCTGCATTTTTTGCCATCGCATGTTTTTCCTTTAACAGGGATAGCAAATCCTTCATTTCATAATTTGAATAACATATATCTAAATTGGCATTCGCTAACCTATGCAATTTGTATTTAGTTGTCTCTTGATAAGCTAAAAACGCTTTAATTTTTTCCATTCAATCGTCACCTCATTCATAACAATGATTTATCTTTATCTAATGAAGATTTTGTATAATCCACTTGATTTCCATCACGGAATCCCCTTTGATATACTTCTATTTCTTCCACAGGAGGAATTTTATAAGTTAGACCTTTTCTGCTACCAAATCTTTTATCATACTCTTGTTTCACTTCTGTTGGGAGTAGTACCATTAATCCGTATTCTTGCTCCATGGCTTTTACTTGTTCGTCAAATTTCTCTTCCATCCCCCTCAAAAAACCTCTTGTGTACGAGTTTTTTAATTCAGTAGTCATCCTTTTTGTTCTGTGTAATTGCGCACCATCATAGTAGTCGTCAACTAATTTCTGAACGTAAAAACTTAAAACATCGTAAGCTAGTACATACATTTCTTTAGCTAGAGCAACATCACTTTCAAATCCCATAAACACAATTGCTCTTTTCTTCTTACTTGCACCTTTAATAATTTTACTGTTGTAATACCAAGTAACTCTAAAATTACGTGTAATAATATTCGCTAATTGCCGTTCCCACCAATAAAGGGTTTTATAAGCAGTAGCCTGATTTTCTGAGATAGCTCTATTGTTGTAGTTTTCTACTAATTCCGACGAAGAAATATCATATTTAATCATTAACTTTTGAGCCATCATAAAGGCAGTCTGGCATTCTTCATCATTTTGATTGTCATTTGCAAGTGCCAACAACCCTTTGATTTTTTCAATAATTGATTCATTTCGATTCGTCATTTTTTCACTTCCTCTTGCAAAGTTAATCAAATAATCCAACATACAAATCCACCAACCATCGGAAGCAATGTTTGTAAAATCGTAAGCCCGTCCATCCCCATTAAAAATGCGACAGCGACCTCTTGCGTGTTTGTTTGCTTAAACCATTCCATAAAGGTGATAGCATCAGGAATCTTTACACTATTTTCAAATTTTGAAATACAGGACTGCGATCGATTCATGCGAAATGCCAGTTCTTCTTGTGACAATCCTGCACGTTCACGACAGGCTTGCAAAATGGCGCCAATTTTCATCGTTTCACCACCTTTCACATTCCAAACCGGAATACAATTTTACGTTGTTGTGTTTTAAAATTTTCATATGAAACATTAACCAACGGATTGAAAATACTTGGTATGTGTTTGAACCCATTCGGTATGCTCATCAATCCATTGCAACAATGCTTTTGATGGAATTAAGACCCGACCAGCTTCATAAAACTTTGGGAAATCGTCTCGCCGCAATAACGCTGACGCTTTTGTACTTTTAATATTGAATAACTCCATCAACTGATTACGAGTCAATAAAATCGGTAACTCACAAATTAATGGCTTTCGTGTAAATGTCTTCTCCAACTCCTCTCGAAGCAACTTTCGAAATTCCTCTTTTATCTCCGCTTTAAACTCCTCGCTATACATCCCCCTCACCTCCTCTCAGTTTTATAGGTCAGGAAACAATTCAAAAAGTGATGTCTCCAGAACAACTTCCAACTGCAATGAAACCTCTAATCCTGGCTTAGTTCGCCCACTCTCAATAGCGCTTATCATTGCAGTTGAACAGCCAACCATTTTTCCTAACTGTGCTTGCGTGAGTTGTCTCGCTTTCCTTTCAGCAATCATCAGCTCACGTTTAACCCCTTTTACATTTCGAAATTCATCCGAAGGTAAAGGCTTTTTGCGCTTTTTCTTACGCTTCGGTTTTATCATGCTCCATCCCACACTGCTCACCTCCCCTTAAATCATCCAAACTCACTTCTAATGCATCTGCTAATTTGCACATTATTTTGAATGTAGGATTTGGATTTTCGCTATTTTCAATCATTTGGATAGTAGAATCTTTCACTCCTGATAGTTTCGCTAACTGATAACGTGATATTCCTTTTGTTTTTCTAATAGCTTTTAAACAAAACACAATATATACACTCCCATTCATTTGATTAACACAATATATCGTGTTATCTTAATGGCAATATTAAGTAAAGAGGTGATATATACGGTAAAAATCCCATATGCACAAAGTAAGGGTACATTAACAGCAGAAGTAAAACTCTCTCATGCTGCTGACGTCTTTCTTGTAAATGAAAGTAATTTCCGAAAATATCAATCTGGTCAAAGTTTTGAATATTACGGAGATCATTATAAGAAAACACCTGTACGAATTACTGTTAGTGGTATTGGTCGATGGTATTTAATTGTTAATGGAAGTAATTATCAATACCGATTTATTTAGGCGTTAAGATTAGCACCATCTATGGTGCTAATCTCACTCTAATGTAGCGTTGTTAAGCAAATGCCTTACTACCTTTTCGTAAATATCTAAATACAAAAGGAGATGTAAACATGTACACAATTCAACAGTTACAGGCTGCAGACTATTTTTTAAAAAGTATTTTAGGAGAAAAATCTGACATTAATAGGAATCTAAAATTTATAATTGAATTAAACAATTCTCTTTGGTATGGTGACTTTGTAAATTTCCAAAATGATAGTGTTGTTCAATGTGAACTTATAAACAAAGATCCATGTTCAGTGACTTATAGTACTAAGAACTCCACTTTTATTGAAAAAATTTGGACCACTTTTAATGCAAATCCAATTAATTTAGCTCCTTTGATAAATCCAAAATACTTAGAATTACTTTTTACAAAAACATTAGAGATCATTGAAAAATCAAACATCCAACCTGATGACTCCCCAATCTACCCATACCTGTTGAATGCCAAGTCACTAGATGGAAGATGGGAGCTGCCATTCATCGACTTAAGAAATGAAAAAGTTAAAGTAATTTCTCTAATGGAATTAAAGAATTACACTAAATGACTATAACTTCATGCGCTCTGAGCGATAGTCTAGGTCCAAGCGAATGAATCCTAACATGGCGTATGCATCTGTGTACGTCATGTCCAACTCCTTAAAAAGCTCTATAACCTTTTCCGAAATTTGCTGTACTTCCTCTAACTCTCGCTCACGCCATTCACCACTAATAAAATAAGCCTTCTCCAAACTAGTAACATTTGGTGGAAACTCTTTTAATAAATAATCCTTAACACTCTGTTTCCTCATCCTAACCACCTCCTTTCAATTTAAATGTTTTATATATTCCCCATTGATCTGGCTAAATCTCTGCATATACAACGAGAAAACAATCAATACTACTTTTAGGAAGTTCATTTAAACAATAGACATATGAGTATCATTGTTTGAATTGCTATGAGAATTCGAAGGTACTTGTCTCTAAGTAATAAAGACTGTATACCTTGTTTAATTACATGAAACAATAATGTTGCTTCAGACTTTGTTCCAGTAGAAGTTACATTTTCAGATGATTCATTTTCCTTGGTTTTATCATGAACTAGCACAAATTTTTCACCTCTTTCTATTAATTTAACTATTAGTTAAATTAATATCTAAAAAAATATAGTCTGGGGTTGTATCTAAAATCTCTGCTATTTTGACTGCCATTTCATATGAAAGTCCACGTTTTCCATTTTCAATCATCCAATAATACTGAAATGAAACATCCAACTTACTCGCCATTGACCGGTATGAGATATTCTTATTTTCACGTAATACTTTTAACTTAGTTAAGTTCACTCCATCACCTCATTTAACATGGTGTTAAATATATAATAATTTAACTAAGAGTTAAAATCAACTCATTTTTTATCTTTTAGTTAAATTCTATTTTCTTTATTCAAATCTATTCCGTTTAACGATTAGTTAAACTATAATGTTATCAAGGAGTGAGAGCATGTTAAGTACTCGTTTAAAAGCTTTACGCATTGAAAAAAAATTAACTCAAAAACAATTAGCTGAAAAAATAAATGTTACTCACGTTTCAATATCAGGTTACGAAAGTGGAAACCGTTCTCCTGATACTGATACTTTACAAAGACTTGCCGATTATTTTGAAGTCAGCACTGATTACCTACTAGGTCGTACAAACATTCCTGCCCTCACACCACAAGAAAAAGATGAAGCTGCTTTTCAAGCTTTTGCAAACGATCCAGAGTTGAATGTGTTCTATAAAGAGCTTCCCGAATCAGATGAAGAAGCTGTGCGTAAACTTCGTAATATTTGGGAAATAATAAAAAACGAAAAAAAATAAGCTATACATCAATTATGAGGTATAGCTTATTTTAAATTTTTATTTATTATATTCCATATCGATTTGGATACCTAAAAGCTTACTTTCAGCCGAATCATCTGTTAAAGTTAAAATAATGTTATCTTCAATTATTGAATTATATTCCCCTTCTAACATAAGATCTTTAAACGAATCGATTGTATCTTCATTAATACTAGCTATATATTGTAAATCCCTTTGATTTACAATGGAATATACTAGTTTAAATAATGTATATCTTTGTCTCGGATCCATATTACTAAATAGCCTACTGTCATGAAATAAAAATTTCATATTATGATTTAGTTGTAACATTAACATTGTCATATCGTAACAAAAAATTTTCACTTCATTTACACCATCTGAAGAGTCATCTTGTATTTTTGCACTAATTTTATATCTTAATAAATTTTCTCCTTCATTATTCTCAATTTTTATTCCTCCAGGTTTATCGTAAAACTCTTTAGATAAATCTCTAAAAGTTGTAATAATTTTCTCCTGTAAGTCAGCAATTCCATTTAAATATTCATTTGTTAAAATATTTTGTTCAGACAACGAACCTTTTATGTCAGTTGTTTTTTTCTTATATTGCTTCATTAACCCTTGATATTCTTCTAACTTTTGTAAGGATCTTGATAATTCATTTATTTTTTTACTAAGAGCATCATATTCATTTAAAGCTCCATGAGATTTTAAGTACCTTAGATTTGTTTCCAAATGCTTGCCTACATTACCAATCTCATTTTCTATCTCTATTAGCTCTTTCCTATATTTTTGCAAATCCTTGAATAAGCGATTTTTTCTGTTCACTAATAGACTTTCATGAAATGATACAGCTTCTTCTATTTGCTTTACTAAAATATTTGGAATTTCTATTTTGGCCTTCTCATAAAAGTCTAAGACTTTATCTATCGACTCATCTACAGGCATAGCAATAGATTTTTCTATATTTTTCATTTTATTATTTAGAAGTGTTCTTTTATTTTCTAATTCTTTTTTTAAAAATCTCAATTCTGAAACTTCTACTTCAATTTCATGGAAATCTTCAGCCACCTCAAAGGAGTCAATTTTTTTCGTTAGTTTTTCTATTTCCTCCTTTAAATCTAAAATTTCTATATCAGCATCATTAACATTTGATTGGAAATATTCTTTTAAAATATCATCATTCATTATATTTTTAGATAGTTTCTCTATATTATTTTGTACTTTTCTAGTAGTTGCTTTATTTATTATTAAAGAAGTATCAAGCCCTAACAAATAAGAATTGTTCAATAATTTAGAATATTCCTGTTCTTTATTAACAAAATTATCGTATTGAGTATAACATTCTCTGTCCCTTCTAATAAATCTTGGGAAGAGACTGTTAAAACCTAAAAATTGTATTGAGTCATCGTCTAGATAGAAAACTTTCGAAAGCATTTCTTCTCTAAATTTTGTTATTGTCTTTTTTACACCATTTAAAAAAAATTCACTTTGCTTTGATGTATTCCTAGATGTTACATAAATTTCATTTTCAATTTCAAAAGTTAATTCAAATGTCCAATTGGGTAATGATTTCTCAAAAGCATCTATTTTATTTGACCCTAAACAAAAATGAATTAGATAAATAATTAATGATTTTCCTACTCCGTTATAGGTTTTTCTATTATCTTTTTCTGAGGGGTTAGCCTGACTACCAACTATTAAATTGAGACCTTCTTTGAATTCTATTGTATGAAAGCTTTTCATATTTGAAGATAATTTGACTAATCGCATTTTTTCAATTTACCCTCCTGACTTATATTAATTGCACCGATAATAAATAAAAAATCTAGTGATAATATAAAATTATCAAAAGTGTGCAATTTTTTAAAACTTCCTCTTTTTACACCATTTTCATATTCCGCCCATAATTTATCAATATCCTTTGGGCTATTAAGTAAATTTAGTAAAAAACCCCCTAAACCAAAAATGGATTCTGAGAGTTTAATATGTTTTTGTGGCAATATCAATTATTTTCCCTTCTTTCACAGGTTCTTCAAAAATATCACATGTCTCAAAATAATGGGACATTAAAACTAAAGTAGAATCTCTAACTGCCTTTTCATTTCTCGGACACGCCTTTTCGAATATATACATAAATCTTTTATCAGCGTAGTCTTCCTCTTGATCAGAAATTATTGTCTTTGATTCTAGATAGAACTCATTAAACCTCAATTTCAATTCATTCCTTGTAAAGTCGCTATTATTATTAAAGTACTCGTCTAATGCACCTTCACTATAACTACCAGTATGTAAGTAATGTTCAATACTCTTACTTAAATTATTGAATATAATTTTCTCTTCAAAATCAGGAACTTTAAATTGGGTGTCTAAATTAAATTCAGCAGGATGTTTCATAATAAACTGTATTACCTCATTTAATATGTCATAATCTAACAAATCAATTTCAGTTGAGGGAATATATCCTACTATGTCAGTCATTTCAAATTCAGAGAGTTTCCAAAAATAATCCTCTAATTTTTTCGCAGGGAATAATTTGCATAAAATACCTTTGTTTTCATTTTCTAATTTTATTAATTCCTGAGTTATTAACGGATTTGCACCTTTATATTTATCATTAAATACATAATTAAATATTTTTAGTGAGCAAATATGGTTCCAATTCTTAACCAAACCTTCGAAATCTTTTCTTACTTTTTTTACTGCGTCATAAATTGTCTTGTTTTTTTCTGAATCTTCAGGACCAAAGACTTGATAGTATTCCCCAGTAGTTCTATTAAAACCATCATTTTTCATATCGCCAATTCTTCCATATGGTTTAATCGCTTCAAACTCAGAATCTACTTTCCTCATTATAGAAGTGAATAAATCTTCAAATGCTTGACCATCAGACTTATAAATTAATAGTTGAAACATAATTCTAACCATATGTCTTTCATCTCTATTCATTAAATACCTCCTAAAAATTAATCCATTACCAAAAATGGAATAATTATCATTAAAGATATTTTATATTAATAAAGAGAATTAATACATTACTTTTTGAATTGATTTATTCATTATTTTAATCCTAATATTCTATATTTCTTATTACTAATATATAATAGGAACATACATTCTTATTATAGAGGTGATAGAATGCAATATGCAACATATACTGAAGATTTTATAAAGAAACTTTACTTCCGTATTGGTATTTTTGAACCCCAGCAACTGAAATTTCAAACGATTGCTATTCATCTTGGAATTAAAGTGTATTACTGGCCAGATAATAGTCAAGCCCTCTTTTTAGGAAATCAAGCATACATCTTTATCAACGAAAATCTGACCAATCAGCAACGTTGGCAAGATTTTTGCCATGAATTAGCACATGTACTTTTACACAGTGGGCACCAAGAACATATGTCTGCTCAATTTCGTGAGTACCAAGAGAATAAAGCAAATAATTTTATGTTTCATGCTTGTATTCCCACTTTCATGTTGGATGAACTAAAGCAAAATGAAGCGAATGCACTTAATGTCCACCATTTACAAGAGCTTTTTAATGTAGAATATCATTTTGCTTTAAAACGCTTGGAACAATACATAACAAAAACGCAAATATTCTGAATTGGAATAGCCTATGGGATAAAGCTTTATTATATTCATAAAAAGATAGATCCCCACACAATTAGGCATTCAAAATTAAGGAAGGTGAACGATTTTGAGTTTAGGTAAGTTATTAAAGAAACTACGTGGTGATGAATCTTTACGTGATGCAGCAAAACGTATGGATATTACGTTTTCTTACTTGGCTATGCTTGAAAGAGGAACGGATCGTCGTACTGGCAATGCGATCAAACCAACGCCAGAAACATTGCTACGCATTGCTGCAGCTTATCAATATGATTACATAAAGCTAATTGAGGTTGCAGGTTTGTCCGATGACCCTACTTATAATCCTACATTAAAAGAACCCTTCCCCCACAATCCCTCATTACAGCAATGGTACAAATCTCTTCCCCACTGTAATGAGAAAGACGTCGAGAAACTAAAAGTAATTTGGGAAGTACTTTCATAAAGGTGGTGACAGCTAATGCATTACGTTCAAATTAATAAAAAAACTTGGCGGTGCACTGGTGAAGGCCCTCGTAACCCTGCCACTGGCAAACGCCGTCAAATTACACGTCGTGGTAAAAGTAAAACGGAAGCACGCGAAAGAGTTGAAAAAGCTATAGCTGAACTAAACAAAGCATATAGCTTCGATGCGAAGATAACGTTTGAAGAATTTAGCCAAGATTGGTTAAAGCTTTACCGAATGAAGGGCAATAAAGAAACGACTAATGAACATCGCACCTACTGTATCACCCTACTCAATCGATACTTGGCGAAAAGGAAAATGACCGCTATTACTTCTATCGAATTACAAGGTTTGCTCAATCATTTATTTGCGAATGGAACAGCCTACAATACGCTACGAGGCACTCATAATACAGCCAAAATGTTATTTGCCTATGCCAAAGAATCTGGTTTGATTGAGATGAACCCTGTTGAGGCTACTTTTGTACCAAAGAAGAAAATGACGCTGGAGGAAGCTAGTAGTGAGGACACAGCGAAACTTTATTTAGAAACCGATGAACTGAAGGAATTTTTAAGTTACGTGGACAAACATCGTAATATCATTTATCGCACGCTGATCTACGCAATCGCTTTTACAGGAATGCGACCAGGCGAAGCTGTTGCGTTAAAATATGAGGATGTGGATTTGGAGAAGAAGGTAATACACATCAACAAAACAGTGTATGCAAAGAAAAGTTTACGAGGCGACTTCGAGCTCACTCCCCCAAAAACAGCAGGCAGCGTCCGCTCCGTCGATATTGATGATATTGTAGTGGAGAAATTAAAGCAACTTTACCAATGGCGCGAGTATCGTGAATGGACTAAGTCCGACTTTGTATTCGGCGATAAGGAGGGCATCCCCCCTACCGTCAAAATGCTAAACCAAACCGTCCGACGTATCGGCGCCCTCACCCACATCAACAAACAATTCCGCACCTACATCCTCCGCCATACACATATTAGTCTACTGGCTGAGGCTGGTGTCGATTTGAATTTTATTATGAATCGAGTTGGACATAAGAATTCTGATACTACTACTAAGATTTATTTGCATGTTACTTCTGGGATGCGTGTGGCTGCTACTGAGAGGATGCATGATAAGTTTACGGAGTTGTTACAGTTCAATAGTACTAATTAA